AATCAAAAATGGCATGATATGAAAGAAAAACAAGATAAGAAATATAGAAAGCTTTTAGATAAACAAAAAGATAGATTTTTAGATGAAACAGTTGAAGCCTTATCAGGTAAAAAAACATCTACAATAAAAAAATTAGCTCGAGTGGCAAGAAAATCCGGATTCTTAAAGACAGCAGCAAAAGTAGCTATAGGTGTAGGTGGTTTATTGGTAGCAAAAGATGCTTTAGCAAATATTGATTGGGGCAAAAAGTTTGAAGATGCGTTTAAAGATTTAATTCCAGATTTACCCGAGTCAGAGTTTACAAAAAAATATGATGAAGATGAAAAAGGTGCAAGAAAATCAATAGAGGATTATCTAGGTAGAGGAATTTCCGATAAAGAAATGGATGAATTGGTTAGAGCAACATCAGCAGAAGCTGGTGCTAAATCAAATAAAACCGAACAATCAATGATTATGGCTACAATATTGAATCGTGCAAGAGATAGTGGTAAAACAATTACTGAAATTTTAAAAGAACCAAAACAATTTCAAGCTGTAACAGGAACAAAATTTAAACCAGGACCTTCAGAACAATATACAAAAGGTCCATCAGAAGAAAGGCGAGCTGATATTCTTTCTGGTGCGGCCACTATATTACCACAGGTATCAAAAAAACAAAAAAGATTTACTGCTGAAAGCGAAGCCGCTTACGGTCCAGGAACAGATATTGGTTATAGAGAAGAATTGAAAAAAACTGGTGGTGATGTAATAGGTGGTACAAGATTTGAAACAAAAGCCCCTTCAACCATTGGTATTACCTTATCTAAAATAACTGGAGTAACAAGTGGTTTTGGCATGCGAGGAGGTGAAGAACATGAAGGTCTTGATATTCGAGGAAAAATCGGCGATGCAGTTATAACAACAGGTGATGGAAAAATATTACGAGCAGGATGGGAAAATCCAGAAAAACACAATAAAGGTTATGGCCAATTTATTGAAATACAACATAAAGATGGTACTATAACAAGATATGCACATCTATCTAAAATTGATGTTAATGCTGGTGATATGGTGCAATCTGGTCAAAAAATAGGAGAAGTTGGTTCAACAGGACATTCAACTGGACCACATTTACATTATGAAGTTCGTAAGAATGGTCAAGCAATTGATCCTAAAGAATCTGGTGCATTTAATTTAAATCCTGTTGTACCTGATTATAAATTATCTTCGGCTGATTCTATGTATCGTGAAACACAAAATATGAAAAAAGCTAAAGATATTCCAAGTGTATCGATATTAAATAATGATACTAATATATTTAATGGTGGAATAAAAAAATTGGTTCAAAACAACACATCAGATTATTCCGATTTATCATCTGCCATTACAAAACAATTTTATAACATACTTAATTAAAAATGGATTATAGAAAAGCACAACAACTAAAAAATAAAGGTCTTTTATCTTTAATTGCGGAAAAAAAGTTTGAAAAAGGCCAAGGTATTGGTGCTTCTGTTGGTGGAGCTATTTCAGAAAAATTTAAAGCAAAAGTAACTCGTACTAAAGAAAGATTTGACCCATTGAATATATTAAGTACTTTGGTTGGTACAAAAAATGTATTTGGTAGAAGTATTACTACAGCTGCTGGTCGTGCTTTTGGTAGAACTGAAGAAGATATTGGTTATTTTGGTGGTTATAGAAGAAAAGGTGGTAAAAGAAAAGACCCAAGAAGAACTACAATTGGTCCAGGTCCAATTAAAGCATTAAAGATTGGTGATTCTACTGCTGACATTTTAGCCAAGATGTATAACTTCATGGAAAAAACTCATGAGCGAGAAATAAAAAGATATGAGTTAGAAAAATCATTTCGTGAAGAACAGATGGAAGAGGATGAACGCAGGCACAAAAAACTCATTGATGAATTAATAAAAAATAATAAGAAAAAAGACTTAGCAAAAGAAGTTAGAGAAATTGATACAGGTAATACATGGATTGATAAAATGCTTGATGGTATGAAAGCTGCATTAGCATTTGTTTTGAAACCTTTTAAGTTTATTTTTGGTGTTCTTAAAAATCTTGGTAATTTTTTAAAAACTATTGCTGGCGGATTAGGTACTATAATTTTTGATATACTTAAAGAATTTGCTGAAGATATCGTTGGTTCGATATTAGTTTCACCATTAACTAAACTCATAAAAAGCATTGTATCAGATTCTTTTAAACTACTTGTATCTTCTTTAGGTTCAGCTCTTTCACTTATACCAGGATTAGGTACAGCAATTAAAGCAGTATTGCTTGCTCTGGCAGCAGGCAGTGCTGAAATTGCTTATTTAAATGAACTTTTTGATTTACAAACAGGTGAAGATGTTAAAAAATTAGATGAAGCATGGAATGAATATCAAAGAGAAAGATATCAAGAAATTGAAGATTTAAGAGAAAAATTGAAAAATCAAGGTAGTGATGAAGATAAGAAAAAAATAATGCAAATGATAATTGATTTAGAAAAAGATATAGCTGCCGGCAGTAAAAAAAGAATCGAAGTTCAAAGAAAAAAAAGAAATTTGATTATAGAAAAAGGTAATGAATTAATACCTAAAATGGCAGAACAAGGATTCAAACCAAAAATTGATCCAAAAAGTAAAACTGGAGATTATCAAAGAGAACCTGATGGCAGACTAAAATTTTTTGATGATAAAGGAAATCAACCTGGTTTAAATGAATATGCTAAAGCGATAAGTGGAAAATCTTTCATAGACATGAAAAAAGATGAGTTGATTGACGAACAAAAACAAAGATTAAGTGAAGCCAAAACAAAAATTGTAAATAAAGCTAAAACACTAATAGAAGAAAACTTACCAAATCTTCTTCCCGCAGAAGAAAAACCAGAAAATAAAGAACCTGATATTATCATTAATGGTTCAACAAATAACATTGGCGGGGCGTCAGGACAAACTCAAGATACTACTCCAATATTATCAAGAGATATAAACATATCATTTATTAATAGAATGAATTATGTTCCCGTATAAAAAACCCGCCAAAGTGTGCATCGTTGAGAGGCATGGCGGGTGTGTTACTGATATTTAGAAGAATTAATCTTCTTCTGCTAACTTAGCAAAATAACTTAAATCATCATCTTCAGTTACATCTGGTTCAAACGGTGCATCTTCTTCAATCTTAGGTGCTTTCTTTGCTTGCTCTTTGATTGTTTCAACAGTTGTTTTTGCTGATACAGTTTCACCATTAAGACCTAATACCTTGTTCAATCTAGTCTGTAATTCTTCATAAGACTTAAACTTAGAATCAGCAATCTGTTCTTTGAGTGAGAACTCTTTCTTCCAGATTTTTTCTAATTCATTATCATCATCTAATAATGGACCTGAAGCTTCAAATGAAGATGATTCATAGTTTTGGTAGCCGTCAACTTTACGAATCTTTAATTTGAAGTTAGCACCTTTCCATAAGTCAAATGGATTGATTGCTTCTTCATCTTCAAACTCAGGATTCATTGCAGCGGTAATCTTATCAAAGATTTTCTTACCAAACTTAAACAACTTCACTTGACCATTGTTCTCAGGATGTTTTGGATCCGATACAATGTAGATGTTAGCAATATAACTTAACTTACGTTTCTGATTACGAACTACAGTTTTGTTTGCTTCAATACCTGTTGCCCATAGACCAGAATTATGGTCACAAATAGGACAACTTTGACCTTTAGTAGTCAAACATTCATCAATTAACCATTGACCACCAGGACCTTGGAATCCGTGTGTAAATGATTTAACCCAAGGCAATGCGTCATCACCATCGGCTTCTGGTGCAGGTAGGAAACGGATAACGGCAAGACCATTACCAACTTTATCTGTTTCCGGCTTCCAAAAATTTTCTGACTTTGATGTATTATCTTCTGATTTGCTGAGAGCTTCAACCGCCGTTTTTAGTTTGTCTAAATTACCGGATTGACGCTTAAGATTTGCGAAACTCATTTTTACTTCCTTTCGTATGTGCGATGTATATAAATGTATAACGGATTGTCCACCAACTACTCATAATCAACTGCTAGTATACTACAATATTATTAATTTGTCAAGCTTTAAAAGCCAGAATAACGCTTCTTTAACTGTTGTAATTGTTGTTTGTGTTGCGCTTTTAATTGGCTTTTTGCTTTATGATGCTGTGCCATTTTTTTGAGTTTTTTATACCCAAGAACACCAGCAGCACCAAGTGCCATAGAAACTGGTTCAAACTCTAATAACTGTTCTTTTTCTTCAAAAAACTTAACCAATGCTTCCATTTCTTCCAGAGTTAATTCTTCCACGATTTCTTCTGCCTGTTCATTTAGGCCTGCTCTTTGTATGTATAAATCTCTTTGAATTGTCATTGGTTTCTCCTATTTTTATATATTTATCCAATTTCACACATACATTTTTAACATAGAAATACAAGAAACATAATCAGTATAAAGTATACCAATACCGCCTGCCGTTCTCCATTGCTCTATATTCTTTGGTGTATCATCAATCAATAAAGAATCTGGTGTAGCATATTCTTGTTTAAGGCGAGCGCCAGGTACTAATATGACAGGAAATTCAATTTGATGGTCTTTTAACCACTTCATTTTCTGTGGTCGAATTTGAGCATCTCTACGCTCACTTGATGTAGAACTCAGTATCTCAATTGGTATACCAGTCTTTCTTAAATAATTCATTAGATTAATAGCATCAGGCATTAAATCTAATGTAGCAAATCCTTGCTTAGCAATAAACTCATTAAAAAATGGTTCAAACTTCTTATCTTTTTCCGCCTCGGCAGGAGGAATACGAAACATCTCTTTATATTTTTTATTGAAATCGGCAATCACGCCGTCTAAATCCAAATATATTTTGGTTATCTTAAGCATGTTCTCTTACGTTTTCTTTTAAAATGTTTTTAAATTTCTCTTTATCATATTCGATAAACGGTTTATATTTAATTATCATACGATAATGAGGAGGCCAGATAATATCATCAGTAATTTCTTTTTTCCAACGTGGTAAGAAATTTAATATATCATCTAGTATACACAATGTTTCTAATGCAACCTTACCTCTTAGGACAAG